AAAAGAAATCTATAAAATCAGTAAGGCAAACGATGTTGTTGAAATTCTGAGTGGTGGTGTGAATTTTGTTGTTATCGTTAACGAAGAAATTCTTGATGAATTACCGTTTGATATGCAAGAAATGGTCATGAATGAAGCACTTGCTGGTGTGGTTGTCAGTGATAGTGATGCGGTTTCCCTCGACAAACCTAATTTTAATACGCATCGCAGTATGTTGGAACATTATGGACACGAACCCATTATACGACTTCATGAATCAATTAAGAGTCTTTATGACGTGAAGAAACAAAAGGAGGATGAAGAAAAAGCAAGAACAAAAAAAGGTAAAAAAGCCTGAGTTTAATATTTTCTGTTATTATGAGAATCCCGATAAGTTATTATCGGGATTTTTTTCTTTATTAGTATTTATAGGAAATCAATATAATGAATTCGTATAACATAACATTTCCGTTCAATGATGACGTGACCTCGAATAGGCTTTTTCAGATGAATCGTGTGACTAAGGATGCCTATCTTTCTAATTTATTACTATTATTATTAACGGAGAAAAACGAAAGATATTATCAACCCGATTATGGCACGTTTTTACTTGAACACGTTTTCGAACCCAATGACGAAATAACTGCTGATATGGTTGAGGAAGACATTAAGGAAACCGTTGCATTATTTATGCCCGAAATCAAAATTGTTTCAGTGAGGTTTAATTGGCTCAACACAGATAATGGTGAACCCATTCCCGAAAACCAATTGAATGTAAACGTTAAATTTGTGTATAGGGAAGGTTCATTATCAGAAGAAGGTAATTTAGATTTAAATTTTTAAAACATGGCAAGCGAAACAACAAATGTAATTCGATACGGAAGTAGAACTTTCTCGGAAATAAGAAATGACTTAATTGCACTCATAAGACAAAGTTATCCCGAAATTCTTAGTGATTTTACGGATTCCAGTGTGGGGGCTATGCTTATTGATTTAAATGCGGGGGTAACGAATAACCTCTCGATGAACACCGATAGAGCGTTTCAGGAAACACAGTTGGAATATGCTCAACAAAGGTCAAGTATTTTGAATATCGCCAAGAATATGGGATTTAATATTCCAGCGAGAAGACCCTCAGCCACCATTGTTGATTTCAGTGTTACGGTTCCAGTTTTAGGGAATGCACCTGATGCCAGTTATTATCCCGTATTAAATGCGGGTGCACAGGTTGTTGGTGCTGGACAGACATTTGAGATTCAAAACAATATTGATTGGAACACCGCAGTGAGTAGTTTGGGTGACCCGAATAGAAGCATTGTGCCGTCACTCGATACCAACGGTATTCCAATAAATTATGTCGTAACCAAAAGAGAAGTAGTGCTTAATGGCGCAACGAACATCTATAAAAAAACTATAACTGCTACAGATGTTGTGCCGTTTTTCAGCATAACGCTTCCCGACCCAGATGTTCTGGAAATCGATAGCGTGATTCTATTAGAGGACACGAATTACAGTAATGACCCAAGTAGTGACCGATTTACCGACCCAAATAATAAGTATTATGAAGTCGATTATCTGGCACAGCAACGTGTTTTTATTGACGATGAATTGAGTTCATCAAAAAACGATAACACCAACAATTTAAAGGCTGCGAGATGGATTGATGTCACGAAAAAATTTATTAAGGAATACACACCGAATGGTTATTGTAAATTAACTTTCGGTTCTGGTGATGCAGATGTTGACGCTTTTAAAGAAGGGTTTTTAAAAGCAGGTGTTAGTAATAAACAGTTTCTCGATAATTTCCTGAATAACACGGCACTCGGTGAAAAATTAAGAGCGAATTACACTTTGTTTGTGAGATACAGAACTGGTGGTGGTTCGTCTTCAAATATCGGGGCAAATGTTTTGACACGAATGGGTGCATATACCATGAGAGTTGATGGTAGTCGTCAACAACTTAATCAAGATATTAGAAGAAGTCTTGCTGTGAATAATCCCATACCCGCTATTGGGGGTAATGATGGTCTTACCACGGAACAGATAAGACAATTGATTAAATACAATTTTTCCTCACAACATAGAAGCGTTCAATTAACAGATTATTTATCGCAGGTGTATAAGATGCCCGGTCGTTACGGTGCTCCTTATCGTGTAAATGCATATAAATTAAATAATAAAGTCGTGATTCCGATTATCGGTATTGGTTCAGATGGTAAACTCGATAACACCAGCAATTCATTGCTTCAGGAAAACATCACGGAATGGCTAACGGAATTCCGTATGGTTAATGACTATATCGAGGTTAAAAACGGAACCATATTTAATTTGGGGTTTGAAGTCAATGTGTTCATCGATAACCGAGCTGAGAATCAAATAGCAAACAACATCATTAATACGATTTCAAATTATTTTAGTGTTGATGAGCACGAAATGAATGAGGACGTTTATCTGGGAAAACTGGAAAAAGAGATTTTGGGTGTGAATGGTGTTATAAATATCATTGGTTTGAAGGTCTTTAATCTTGTCGGTGGTCAGTATTCGATAAATACTGTTGCACAACCAATTGTAAACACAAGTACTGGTGAAATACGGATTGAAAACAACACCATATATTCAACACCTGATTCGATGTTCGAAATCAAATATCCTCGAAAAGATATTAAGGTTTCGCTTAGAAAGAGGGTTACCAACTAATGGAAAGAATAAAAAGAGAAATATTACAAGCCGTAACTACTGGCGTAACTGCTTGTACTGGTACAACTGGTACGTGTTATGTAATTATTCCCGATACTGGAGCCACCTATCAATTAGTGGTGGGTCTGACTCAAGATACTCGTGATACTGGATTTATGGATGCCTTTGTTGAAACACCGTCTTCAATAGAGGATAGTGATGATGAGATTGACGATGACGATGAGATTGACGATGATGATGAGGAACAGATTTCAATTCCAACAGTTATAACTGGAACTGCCGATGTTAGTGGTGCGAACCCAAAAAAGAGTGTGATTGGTAGTAGTGTGGAAACAGGTGGGTTAATTACGGAATATGGTGTGATTTTTACTAGTGATTCATCATATAATTCGGAAAATACTCTTACATATAACAATAGAATAAATGAATCCACTGTAGCGGGTTTAATAAATATAACTCCGAATACCGCACCGTTTAATATTTCAGCGTTCATAGCGGGTATTGATACTTTAGTTTATTATAGGGCGTTTGCTAAAAATAGTGCTGGTATTGGGTATGGTGTGGTTAAAAGTATTTACATTAGTTCACAACTAATGCCAATGATATAACGAATAATCATGATAACGGGAACAACAAATAATAGCAGATTAATCGAACTCAAGAAATACGCTGTGGGTGTGTCATTTTCTCAACAGTATTTCGGTGGTGGTTCTGTCAGTAATGACGGGGTTGATTACGGTAATTCTGTTGAGGGTGATTATATCACATATTATCTCGGTGGAATAAAATTTGTTGATGACGTTAGTGAAGGCACTACGACATTTAGTTATACGCCTTCGGGTGGGGGTGATAATGTCGAATATTATCTGGGTACTGGTATGACATCTAGTGGTACTGAAGTCGAATTTACACCGTCTTGGGTAACAACACTTGATTTTATTGATGAACCCTATTATAAAGACCCAAACGAATCGAAAATCATAAGCAATCCCAAAATCAATAACGATGTATTTATTACCAGAGACCAGCAATCGGCTTTCGATAAAAACTATAAAATGGAGTTCATCGAGAGAATGGTTGATTTAACAACATATGCTGGTGGTAAATATTTTAATATAATTAATAATACTTAAAAATGGCTAATCAATACACCACGAATGAATATTCTGTTGATGAAATGAATGAGATTGTGTCGTTATATGAAAAAGGTATATCATATAGTGAAATTAGTATAAAATTAGGTCGTAAGAAAGAAAATATAAAAGATGTTTTAATTAATAGCGGTGTATTTGTTGAAGGAAGGGATAATAGAAAGAAAGTGTTTTCAGATAAAGAAATTAATGAAATTATTGAAATGTATCACATTAAAAAACTTGGTTTACTTAAAATAAGTGAGTTATTCAATGTGAGCAAAACCCCGATAAAAAGAATTTTATCTGAACGAAATTTATTACGAAAAGGAGTGAGCAATGGTAAGGAAATTAATTTATCAGATAAACAGAAAAACCAAATTCGTGAATTATATTTAGTTGAAAATAAAAACTGTAATGAAATTGGTGATGTGATAGGATGTTCATGTGGAAAAATTTTTAATTATTTGAAAACAAATCAATTATCCCGAAATAGAAGTGAGGGTGCATCAATTGGGCTTAAAAAAAGAATAATAACCCCAAAAATGATTGAAAACATGAGAAGAGGTCAAAGAAATTTGGTTTTATCGGGTAAAAGAAAACAAAATGGTGGTGTGTGTAAAAAATATGTTGTTAATGGAATATCATGTCATGGAATGACGGAAAAAAAATATATTGAAAATCTGATTAATAATAATAAAAATTTGCCACAGAACTGTTCCTATATTAATACACCGTTTGGAGCATATTATCCGGATTTTAAGTTTGAAAATAAATTTATTGAAGTAAAATCAACGTATACGTATGATATTTTATATGGGTATAAAAAAAGCAGATGGTCGAAAAAATATGAGACAATGCAATTAAAAAAAATGAAATGGGTTAATGAAAACATTATGCCTGTTGAAATTA